TCTTTTCCTTTACTTTCTATTTCTACTTTATCATTAACTAAGTCTTTAAACTTATTCATATGGTTAGTTTTTTTAATATTAATCTCATCACAAAACACTATTCTTTTATTTTTTAGTTGATCGTTAAAATGTTTTTCCATAAGTTTGTTGTCTGTTTTAGTGTAGTTACTCAACCCTACTAAACCTAACATGATATTTCCTAGAACTCCTTTACCAATACCAGGAGCACCGATGGCGGCTAGAACACAAAAGTTTCTATCTTGTATTGCGTTTGCCAACCACTTTATTATATAATTATATTCAGCTTTTTTTCCATCGGATAGATGATCAAAAAATCTATTGAATAATTCTGGCATTTCATCTACTCTTTCTACTTCTTTGTATTGACCGTATTCATTTACCATCCACGTAGGAGGTTCGTAGGTATTGAAATAACTTATAAGATCATCGCTTTCATAAACTCTTTCTTTCTTATGTGGATCGTAGATAAATTCACATGGTCTTATAGTCAATCCTTTCATAGCTGACTTATCTAAAACAAATCTTAATTGAGATCTTTCGATTCTTTTTATTTCAGTACAGAATGGATCATCTAGATAAACAGTAGTTCCTTTTTCTTCCATGTTGGTAAATAGATTTGACCTCATTACTTTTTGAGCCAGTCTATACTCACCACCTTCTCCTTCCTTGATCATTTTATCAATTACAGATTCCTTGGTTTCTGGAAACTTCTCTTTCAAGGTTGAGGAAACTTGCTGTTTATGTAAACCTTGTCTTATTAATTTTACCATCTCATTCCTTATCATTTGCATATGTTTCCTCAATATTAAAGTAGCGATGAGAGCCTAGTGGGTTTTTAAGATCATCATAATAACAAAAAGGTTTACTCATTATTCCGGCTACATAATTTTCAAGCTTCAAAGCCCTAACGACTGACTGCGCCCAATGAACACCACCTTTTGACCATACTATAACATCTATACCACGAGAACCATGTCTTTTCAACTCTTCTAGGTTTCCTTTATTTATCACCATATGGTTTAAATGTCCATCACAATTTACACAAACTGTGTCTCCTTTTAGTTTTTCATCCCACATCACAAGGGTATCATCAACGTCAAAGAATACTGTAGGTTTAGAAAAGACTTTTGGTTTCTTTTCTCTTATAGTTTCCATTATGCTATCAGCCATTAATCTGACTCCTGAAATATTCTTCTTATGTTTCTCTTAACGTTCTCTATCTTTTCTCTTGAGTAACCTATTTGGTTCAGGTAATCAAAAGTATGTTTATCCAAAATACTTATAAGCAAGTCTGGGTTTTTGGTAACTTCTCTCTTGGACCAGTAAGCTATGTTTCTAAGTCTAGGATAATTTCCATCAGCATTACCCCACTCTTCTGGATACTTAATCCAATTTCTCAAACCTTTAGGACACAAAGCCCAAAACTGATTATCATTTTTTGCAAAGTTAGCAACATCAACAAAGTTTGTTTCCGGTGCCTTAACCAGTGGGCATTTTTCTAATATCTTATTTAGTGTAGCCATGGAACATTTGGTACCCATAAACTCAATTCTTTGTAAATGACCGGACCTCATGTAGTTAGGAAACCTTGAGAACCTTGATGGGTTCTTTGTTGCTTCATCTAGTACTCCTTCATTGAGACTGACTATTTTTCCAGCGTATTCGGCGTTTATTAGAGCCGCTAAGCGTTTCCATACTTGTTTGTACTGCTCTACCCCTTCTTGGGTATGGGGCTCTCCTAGGTTGTCCTCAAGGCTCAAGAGAGCGTGATAACTTTTGTTACCACTAAAAACAATGGCAGTCCAAGGAATACCAGAGCGAAATAATAATTCTAGTTGATCGTCTAGTGGTATCCCATCTATCTCAAACATTAGATTCTTAAGGCTGGTACAATTCAAGTCTGCTCTTCGTGGTTTATTAGGTTCATACTTTTTAGGGTCATAGCCATAAGCAAAATCTATTGAGGGGTGGATCGGGTTCACGGTATAGAGTTGGAAAGCATATTGAGAAGCTTCCTCAACTATATTACCCATGAGTTTAGGTTGAGTTTCAAACCTATCACCTGCTACAATATGATCATGACCACCGAAAAGAGTATGAAAAAATTTATCCACGCTTGTTTTTTCAGGAAGCATTATGTTCTCCTATGTAGTCTCTACATTGTTTTAAGAACTTGTCTACAGTTTTTTTATCATTCAGTAAATAGTTTTTTCCTGATGGGTGAGGTATTTTTAAATGTGGAATGTTTTCCTTAGTTAAAGCCTTAGAGGCTTCATTCCCTAAAGCTATGACTACGTCAAAGGAAGTCCATGTCCTGTCATCATTAGTTTGTATAAATCTTTCATGGTTGAATAAACAGATACTATTGAGACTTAGGTTCATTCTGTAAATCCAATCAAGTAAAGTTTTATAAGATCGGGTTCCAACAAAAGCCACGTTCTTATCAATATTTTTTTTAGATGGTTTGTCGCCTATGAAGTAAATCATTTTATCCCCTTTGGTACCTGGTACCTGATTTTTTAACTATACTGTATAATACTATATAATATTATACTTATCTAGTATAAGTGAATTTTTTACAAGTACCATTGGTACCAGACCTTATAAATCACTTAACCCTGACCTTATTAACTCCCTCTCTGCTGCCTCTCTAAAGAACTCAATGTCCTCCTGCGCCTTCTCAAGCTCTGACCTTAAGCTCTTCATTAACATGTCCATAGTCTCTACTTTCTCCTCTAAAGCCTTGATTCTACGCTCTGACTCACTCATTTCTTACCCTTGTAAAAACGTTTATATCTNTTNTCTANTTTATCACCTACNGCTAACCGAGTATCTCCACCTTTAGTTTTATACTCAAAACAATCTCTCAATTGATTAACAGGCTGCGTAAATCGGTACCATCTTTCTACCCATTTCATCTGGTACCACTCAATCCAAGTAAATAAAGTTCTTTGAGTTATGTTCAAAATTCTAGCAGCCTCAACCTTTCTACCTTTTGCATGTAGTAAAGTTTTAGCTATGCAATGCGCCTTAAAATCATCAAGGGGTACAATGTCCTCAATGCTTTGTGGGTTCATTATCCGATCCTTCATCAATCCCTCCAGATAAAATTTTCGGTTTGTTAAGACTATTAAGCCTTTCATTTTCTTCCTGCAATTCTTTTATGCTCTCAATCATTTGATCAAAAACCATGTCCTCAAAACCTGTAGCACTCTCACTCTTTACTACCGCTTTTTTATACCTCTCTAAAAAATAAATTAATGTTTCTAAAATTCTACTCTGTTTACTAGTCATAACAATCCTTCCAATCTGTTGCTTCGATTCTACCGTGATAGGCTTCCTCAAAAATGTTATCCCCCCTGGTTTCTATCTCACGGTCCATAACTTTTGTCAATCTTTTCTGTACTCCGATATGAAACAATCCCTGATCCCATTGTAACTTTTCCTTATTCCATACCGCTATGCTCTGAATTTTCCAATCGTCTTGGGCATAGAAGTCAACCATGACTGAAAAATCCTTGCCCTCAAAAGTAAAAGTAACTTCTTCGTCTTCAAATATTGGTATCGCTTCCATTTGTTTCCCCTTCAATAAAATCTATGTAGCCTCTCCAATGCTCTTTACAATATGCCTTTATATCCTTGGACTTCCAAGCGTGTTCATTCTGTTTCATCTTAGTACAAGCTGCTATCGCCTTTTCTTTTGTCTCGTCACTAAAAGCAGGTGACCTTCCAACCGTTTGATTAAAGTCCACCTTGCTATTAAGTTTACAACTAGAAAGGGATATCATCATGAGTAAAATCACCATCGGGGTTAACATAACTGTCAAGCCTGTCATCATCTGTAGTATTCTCATCCTCTAGTTCCTCCTGTCTTTTCATTTCTTCTACTATCCACCTTTCATGCCTAAGGGTTAATAAGTCCCCATAGTCCTCTAATAACCATAATACTTTACTCATTTCTAACTCCCGAGTGATTTATCATTTTGCCTACATTAATAATTGCCAAAGCTTTACTTTCTGATATTCCTCTCAATTCTGCAAATTTTTCAACGCTAACATAATTATTAAACCAGTCTAAGTAAAACAATTCTAATTCTTCTAAAGCGTTGTCAACTTCCTTCATTTATTACTCCCCTTTGTTTTGACCGTAGTAATTGCTACAATCGCTTTAGGTGTTGCCATTACAGCATCTTTCTGCGGTGTGTTATCTCTGTATAATAGCACAATCATACCATGTTGTCTACATAATAATTGAAATTGTTTATTCTCAATAGTAGTTGTACAAGTCAAATGGTCCGAAGTATTTCCGACCGTATTTATCGTAGTCGAGTTGATAGTCGTAGGCATAAACCAGGACTTAGTTGCCTTCGGGGTCTTGATCGTCACCAACACCGTTGATGCCATTGAGGTCATGCTCATCATTAACATTCCTAATACTAATAACTTTTTCATCGTCTTTACTCCTTATATAAGTGAAGTCTAATAACTTCTTTAGAAAAAAACCAGGGCATACCATTTAGAAGTCTCCTTGGTCTAGTTGTTTAACTCTTATCACATAATTGTTTAATCTCAAAGCATCCGTGTCATATTTACTTAGTTTGTCTCTCATAAAAAGATAACCCGCTTGCTTTTTATTATAAGCCATAACAATTCCTTTTATCTCATGTAGAATTGATACAGCTTTGACTTCATAAACTCTTTTCCTCATATAGGTCTACCCCCTCTACAATCTTGCATGGTTCTAATTAAGATAGACCCATCCTGTTGTTTAAGTAATACTATCATAGTATAACACCCATTACTAAGTTTAACACCGCCTTGATCGATCGGCTCTTGAGTGTTACCGACCTTAGACATTGCAATAAATAAAACTGTTAAAAGCAAAACATCTTTAAATAACTTTACTATCATGGTTCCCCCTTTGCCTTCCATGGCAGTCCTATGATTAAGCTGACCTTATTACTTCTTCTCTAAAGTTTCCTATCTGTAAACCCATGGGCGTGTCTATAATTGTAAACGTGACCTTATCAACGTCAAAGCTGAATGAAACTTCTCTACCCCTAACATACCATACAAAGTCTTTTTGATAAACCCCAAAGCCAAAACGCCTTAAAAAATCATTCATGCAATTCTTAGTATGATTAGTTTTCCAACCACCTGTATTAAGAGTAACCGTTCGACCTTCATTGTCATGATTGAAGTCTACGATAACAGTATCGTAAAGTCTATGATACTCTTTGTCCCCAACATTCCAAACCTCAAGACCTTTTCTTTGTCCCTTTATTTGTCCCATCTTTCCCCCCGAAAGCTTTATTAATTAACTTAATTCTTTTATCTCTCTTTACTTTCTCACCCGAGACCGTAGGCTTGATGATCTTATAAGCCCAAAAGTTTTTCATCATGCGACCTCCAATATAGGTAAAAGGTGTTTATAAGGGAACTCAACATAGACCCATGAAGTCTCACCCTCAACCTCAACAGGTAAAGGAAGCTGTATCACGTTGTCTAGTTGTATTGATTTTGTCATTGAATCCCCCTACAATTATATTAACACAAAGTGTCAAATTATGCAACACCTCTAAGGTCACAAATGTAGTAATCATTCCCATCTTTAGTATAGTTCTCGCATTGAGTCGCAACACCTTTAGTTGTAGCTATGAATTTACCTAACTTCTCACTCTTAGGCAACTCATTCAACGAAGCGTCAAAGGACTTGACCATAAACTTCAATTCTGCATTCCTATCTGAATCAACAAATAGTATTGAATGCTGATTGTAAATGTGGGCAAGTTGCTCGACCGTAGCCAAATCAAACACCTGATTGATAACAGGCACTAAGATTGATAACTCCGACTCCCCTCTGTAAACTCCCTCAACTACTTTGAACCGAAGACCAAAGTCCTTAAGATGTCTAAGCACTTTGTTGTGGTTGTCCATGTTATCCTGATGGCTTAACTTAGACTGAAATACTGAAAATATAACAAAAGCATCTTTTTTATTCATCCAAACCTCCCGATGATTAAAGTATAACACGATAAGACAAAACCTACAAGACTTTTTATTATAATAATAGTACAACTAGTTATGAGCAAAAAAGAGCAAAAAAAGCCCTCATTTAAAGAGCTACAGAGAGCATGGTATAAACTACTTGATGAGTCAGGTTTCGACGATATCGAACGTTCTGGAAAGAATAGACAACGTTTTTTCGATGAGTATAGTGGAATACTAAAGAGACCGACCAGTGTTATAAGGGCAAAATATGATTTATTTACTGAAAAATACTATAATATAGCAAGTTTTTTAAGCTATAATGCTACTTTTTTACCCAAAATAGACCGTAAAGTACTAGAATTGCATGGCAAAGGCTACACAACTCAACGAATATCCGATCATTTACGAGAACACTTTGAATACCCACTAAACAAAAAGGGTCGATCCGGCAAACCATACAGTGTTTTTTTCGTACACACCAAGCTTAAGTATTTGAAATTATTAATATTAATCTATGCTCGGACAGACTGTCTAGAGACTGTTAAGATATCTTGGCAATCTATATAGCAATTGTTAAGATCCCTTGATGGGGGGGTCAAAAAAAGGCTTGACAAATTATAAAACCTCTGTAGAGTGAAGTATGAGATGCCGCCTTTCTGGAGAAAACATGACGCAAGACAAAACAGAGACACGCCGCATACTGCTGCCACCCAAAAAGAAGAAGGTGACCTTAGAGACTAGCTCAATCATTCCTGCCACAGAGTTGTTACTCCATGACGCCAAAGCTATCATTGGTGCAGAGCTTGCACACTATAGATCCAAAGCAGTCAGGGGGGTAACTTTAGACCCAAAGGAAGCTCGTATAGTCCAAGGCTACCTGGAGTCCCTAGTTAAGATTCAACGTGAAGAGAGAGAAATTGCAGATGCCCAAGATTTGTCTAACCTCTCAGATTCAGAATTGATGCACCTAGCCAAACGAGTTCTAAGCAATAATAATAATAAGACAATAGATAAGAACGAAAGGAGCGATAATGAAAGCGAATGAAATTTATGTAGCAAAAGCCAATGATCTATATGCAGCCATTGGTCATGCCATAGTACAGAAGAAACAACTCGAAGAACAGATTGCCGACCTAGAGGCTCAACTCAAAGGTCTCATAATTCACAACCCCCTCTTACAAAAAGTAGAACAAGACACCTTAGAGTCCCTAAGTAAAGATGAGGAAAAACAAGATGGAAAACTGTAGACTAAGACCTCTCATAGATGAGGATCACGCATTTCTGTTTAACAGTTTTTTAAAGTCTTACAGGTTCAGTCCGTTTGCAGAAAAAATTACAAACACTATTTACTTTGAGGATCACCATAAACTCATAGAGAGAATAATACAAAACTCAAAAGTGCTTGTAGCTTGCAACCCCTCTGATCCTTCTCAACTGTATGGTTACATACTGGCAGGGGAGGAAGACGGAATCCTCGTAATCCACTTTGTCTATGTTAAGCATACCTTCAGAAATATGGGGATCGGGAAAACTCTTTTAGACGCAGTAGGTCATGTGAATGACAATGCGGCAGTTTATACTCACCACACTAGAATGGCGGATAGACTCTCTTCTAAATACAATTTAGTTTACCACCCATATTTACTATTTGACCTTCCTAACTTTGTGGAGTCTCCAGATGAGCAAGACTAAAGATATAGATAAAGAAAAACTTAGACTCGACTACCTCTTTGACCAGGGGATAAATTTTGTCGATCGAGTCATTCAGATTAATGAAGAAATAGATGACCATAGTTTTGCATTTATAGACTCTGCTCTCAGTGAACTAGAGAGGGCTAGTAAGAAAACTATAACTATTAGAATCAACTCTCCAGGGGGGTCTGTCTATGATGCCCTAGCCATGATAGGAAGAATAAACTCATCTAGCTGTAGAATTGTAACAGAGTCCTACGGTCACGTTATGAGTGCAGCCACATTACTATTAGCAGCAGGTAAGAAACGTCGCATGTCTAAATACTGTGTGTTTATGGCACACCAAATGTCTTACTACATAGGAGGGTCTCATGCTGAAACGAAAGAAGAAGTAGATCAAGTTGAAAAACAGGAACGTCAATGGTGCTCCTGGATGGCAGAGTTAAGTAACAAAGATGCAAACTTTTGGTACGATAAGACCTACAAGAAAAACTTTTACTTGACTCCAGATGAATGCTTAGAGTATGGAGTTATAGATGAAATCTTTTAAAAACCGCAGTCATGAAGTAGCTTGTAATATGATGGAAATTAGTATAGAATTAATAGATGAAGTGTTTAAAAAAGTAGACCGTATAGCTAAACGTAATTCTCATAGAGAACGTAATGGTCTAAAGCTAATAGACTCAGGACATTTCAGATGGGATATCAGACAATTAAAACTACAAACAAAAGATAAGCTGGAGTCAATTAAGGCTCTGTTAGAACAGTATGGTGATGACACAAAACTCATTGCTAAAAAACCGGAACCACAGGAGACAGACGAATGAAAAAACTATTGACCCTAGCTATTTTAGGGGGGCTATTTTTAGGCACCTTCTTATCAATCGAAAGAAAAGAAGTATTGGAGAATAAGTACGATGTTTCTATCGGAGCTATCAATGGCTACAGTATAGGACCTACACTAAAAGACTTGAAAACAGCAGCAAAAGTAAATGGAAAAGACAAAGTAATTGACATCGTTATTAACTCAGGTGGGGGTTCAGTTCACATCGGGTTAGAAATGATTGAAGAAATGAAATACCTTAAAAACCTAGGGTACAAATTTAACTGCTATGTTCGTAATGCTTACTCCATGGGGTTTGTAATTCTACAATACTGTGATCACAGAATAGGAAGTTCTAACTCAACCTATATGCACCACCTAGTACAGGTAGGATATGGTAGACCTGATAGAAATGAAAACAATAAAAAACTGTTTAAAGCACTTGACTTTTTTGATAGACTAGTCTTAGATGAAATATCAAAAAGAATGGGCGTAGACCCCAATAAGTTTTTTGAAATCTACAAAGATGACAAGTGGTGGGATGCAAAAGAAGCTCTCAAGTCTAACATTATAGATGAAATAAAATCATTTAGTTTAGTAATAAAAAAAGTAAAATATAAGTTCGTACCATTTTGGAGGAGGTTCTAATGAAATATGATACAGACGCAATAGACGCAGTCAGGTGTTACCAATCAGTAATGTTTGATAAACGTCAAGAAACTTATTTTGCCACTCGGCAAATAAACGAAAAGCTAGCTCTTGAGATAGAGATATTAGAAAAGATAAACATGATTTCAATTAAAAATGATAGAGATCACGTTCTTGTTCCAATTACTAATATCTCAGCAGTTTATCTTAAGTCTCCTTTAAAGTTAGAGCAAGAATCTAAAGATAAGAAAGAGAGAGCTAAAGTAGGAACTCCCAATAAAGTAGAGAGACCTAAGAAAGCTATTGGCAACATGGGAAGGTAATAACATGAGTGGTAAAAAAGCGAAAAAAGAAAGAAAAGAAGCAAAAGAAAATGAGTCTGAAAAAGAACGACTAGAACGGTTAGCCAAAGCTACAGATTTTAAATTAATGAAGCCATTTGGTCCATCTTTTGGCATGTTCAATATGCCTGAGGAAGTAACAAAAGCTTTGTTAAAAAAATCTGATGAAATACTAGAGGATAAAAATAGAATAGACTGGGGTAAAAACCTTGTTGGTCAAATTTCTGAAGAACCTTGGATTTCTAATGAAGACCTAGATGAAATAGGAGCACTCAAATATTTAGAAGGTATGTTATACAACTACGTTTGGAACGCACTAGCAGCAGATGGTCATCAACTAGAAGCCTTAGAGATTAGTCTAGATCACGCATGGATTGTCAGTCAATATGAAAACGAGTACAACCCTGTTCACTTTCATACCTATTGTGACCTTTCTTCTGTACTTTGGTTAAAAGTTCCTGCTCTTGATCATAGATCTAAAGAGGGAGATTTACCAGAGTATAAATTTTCTAGAGATGGTATGATTGAGTTTATTTACAAAACTGCTTGTCCTACTGGGTTAGAAAAAGGTTCATTGTCTTTTACCCCTGAACCAGGAAAGTTAGTTATTTTCCCATCTAACCTTTTGCACACAGTTTATCCTTTTCAAGGACCAGGAGAACGTAGATCAATAGCTTTTAACTCTCATTGGAATGCAAAACTTAAAGGTGGAAAAGTATTTGATAAATCTTTCAGAATGAAGTCAGACCAAAAACATGAAGAGTATCAAAAAACACTAACATCAAAAAGTAAGGACTCTGGATTTGCAAAACGTAAACAGGGAAGCCCTGATAGCGGAGCTTCAGAAAAGGAAGACAAAATCTGAAAAACCTAAGTTTATATTTAATAACTTTTGTTTTGAGAAGCAGGTTGATTTTTTTCGTGGCACAGGTTCCAGGTTTAGAAATGCTGTATGTTCTCGTAGAGCAGGTAAAACAGTCGGTATAGCTGCCGACATGATAGACACTGCCATAGAGAATGAAGAGGTCAACCTGCTTTATATTACCATAACTCAGCAACAAGCTAGAGCTATTATATGGTCAGATTTAATAAAAATAGTTGAAGAGTATGAACTAGATTGTAAACTAGACAATGTTAGATTAACTATAACTTTTCCTAACAAATCTAAAATCTATATAGCAGGAGCAAAAGATAGGACAGAAATAGAAAAATTTAGAGGTTGGAAGTTGATGAAGTGCTACATTGATGAGTGTCAATCATTTAGATCTTATCTTAAAGAACTAATAAATGACATAATCATCCCAGCCTTAAGAGACAAACGCGGTCAACTGTACCTAACTGGTACCCCTGGTCCCGTAAAAGCTGGTATTTTCTTTGATTATTCTCANTCAAAAAATTGGAAAGCACACCATTGGACTGCATTTGATAACCCCTATATGCACTCTCCTCCTAAGTTAAACCTAGAGGAGATACTAACAGAAGAAAGAGTGATAAGAGGGATTGATGAATCAGACCCATCTTATATAAGAGAAACATTTGGTAAGTGGGTGGAGGATAAAGATGCACTCGTATTTAAGTTCAGTAAAGCAAAAAACATCTTTAATAAGCTCCCTACTGAAGGGGAGTGGAACTATATTATTGGTATTGACATTGGCTACAATGACAGTGATGCTATCGCTGTTATCGGCTATAATACTTACCATAAAAAAGTCTACTTGGTGGATGAACATGTTAAAAATAAACAAAATATCAGTCAATTAGTGGCTGTTATAAATGAATACAAGGACTTATATAATCCTATCAGGATGGTCATGGACGCAGGAGCCTTAGGTAAAAAGATTCAAGAGGAGCTTCGAATGAGGCATGGTCTTAATATCGAGGCTGCTGATAAGACCCGAAAGATAGAGTTTATAGAGCTACTAAATGATGATCTACGAACTGAAAAATTTAAAGCCTTCAAGAGTTCTCTATTTGAAGAGGATTGTATGCTGGTCCAATGGGACAAAGATTCGAAAATTCGTAATCCAGAAAGACCAAAAATTTCGGACACTTATCACTCTGATATCTGTGACGCTGTGCTGTATGCTTGGAGGGAATGCCGTCATTATNTNTCTGAAAAACCAAGACAAAAAGTAGAGGATTTTACGGATGCCTACATGAAAGAGTTAGAAGCTAGNGAAGCAGAAGAGTGTGAAGAGAGAAAAAAAGACCCATATTCTTTCGATTTGCAAAAAATGTACGAAGACGATATAAAAGAATTGGACAATATAATAGATGAACAATAGGAGACAGCTATGTTAGAAAACCTTGAAGATGTCAAGCTGTTTATAGAATGGTGCAAAGAACATAAAGTAAAGTCATTTAAAATTGACGGTGTTCAATTTGAACTATCAGAGTTAGCGTTTGTAGAAAATATTCAAGATTACGCAGAAAAAATACAAACTGTATCAGACGAATCAAAATTTGAAGAAGAACAACAGACAAAAGAAGACGATGAACTGCTGTTTTGGTCTTCTAATCCGTAGGGGTAAAAATTGAATTATGAAATAAATGGCAGCCGGTGGTGGCTTGCCAATAAAAACAATTTATACCAAGAACTTTTTGCCTACGTAAGTGCCTTAGATAACAGACAAACCTATAGAGAAGCAGATAATCTTAGATTTGCTCGACTATATGGAAACTATCAACAGATGGGTCTAGGCGCTTACACATACAGTAGGATAGAAGCTTCTTATTCTGTCACCAATAGAGTTACTCTTAATGTAATTCAATCTCTTATTGATACGGTAGTATCAAAAATAACTAAAAATAAACCTAAAGCTACTTTCTTGACTTCAGGGGGTGATTTCAGTCTACAACGTAAAGCGAAAAAGCTTACTAAATTTGTTGAAGGAATTTATGCTTATTCAGAATTTTATGACAAAGCTACAATGGCATTTCAAGATGCTTGTATCTTTGGAACCGGCTGTATCAAAATATTTATAGAAAATGGAGAAATAAAAACAGAAAGAGTTATAATTAGTGAAATCAAAGTAGATGACATTGAAGCCTATTATGGGAAACCACGTCAAATTCACCAAGAAAAGTTTATAGAAAAGTCAGTATTAAAAGCTATGTTTCCTGAGTTTGAAGCTCAGATAGATGCAGCTTCCTATCCAGACTCTCAAAGTTATGGTCAATCTGCTACTGCTAAAGACATGATTAAAGTTATAGAATCCTGGCATCTAAAGTCTGGACCAAATGCTAAAGATGGTAAACATACTATTTGTATCTCTAGTGCTACTCTCTTTGAAGAAGACTATGAAAAAGATTATTACCCATTTATATTTTTTAGATGGGGTGAAAGACCTGTAGGGTTTTTTGGTCAAGGTCTATGTGAACAATTACAAGGTATTCAATTAGAGATTAATAAAATCTTAAGAACAATACAAGTTTCAATGCACTTAGTCAGTGTTCCAAAATTATTAATAGAAGCAAGTTCTAAAATTGTTTCTTCTCATCTTAACAATCGTATTGGTGGAGTTATAAAATATGCAGGAACTCCTCCCACTTATGCTCCTCTTGGTGGTATTCCATCAGAGCTATTTTCTCACTTAGATAGATTATACCAAAGAGCTTATGAAATATCAGGTATTTCTCAATTAGCTGCTTCATCTTTGAAACCTGCTGGTTTAGATTCAGGTAAAGCCTTAAGAGAATACAACGACTTAGAGACTGAAAGATTTATGGCAGTAGCTAAAAGGTATGAAAAGTGTTTTATGAACGCTGCTGAAATAATGATAGACATGGCTAAAGACTTATATGAATCTGAAGGAGATTTTAAAGTAAAAGCCAAAGACGGTAGGTTTGTAGAAAGCATCAGCTGGAAAGACGTTAACATGGATGCAGATAAGTATTTGATGCAAATTTTTCCCACATCTGCACTATCTAGCACTCCAGCAGCAAGATTAGCAGACATACAAGATTTACTAGGTGCAGGATTTATAGGAAAAGAAGACGCTCTTAAGCTGTTAGATTTTCCAGACTTAGAAGCATCTATGAATATGTTAAATGCTGATGCTACTAATTTAGAAAAAATAATAGAAACAATGATGGACAAAGGTGAGTATTTTCCTCCTGAGCCTTATCAAAACTTAGAAAATGCCTTAAGAAAGGTACAACAAGCCTATCTAATGTATAAAGTTCAAGGAGCCCCAGACGATAGACTAGAACTTCTAAGACAATTTATGGAAGACTGTCAAAATTTAATAGAAAGAGCACAGGCAGAAGTTCCTAATCCACAACAACTAACACAAGAATTAGCAGCAGCAGGAGCGGCTACAGCAGCAGCAGAAGTAGCTGAAAACATACCTGCTGAGCAAAATCCTTTAGTAAGTGGAGCCATAGATTTAAGCGAAGAGGGACAACCACAAGAAGAAATACAAGTAGATGAACAAGTACAACAAGAAGTTGTAGAGTAATTATAATAGGAATACAATTAATAGATCGTATTGATCGGGCGCAGCCCAATAAGCTAAAGGAGTTAAAATGGAGACTAGTAGTCATGAGCATCTTAATGATGTTGTAGAAAACCAAAATTCAGAATTAGACGCGTCTGAAGAAGTTGAGCAATCATTAGAAGAGGCTAGAGAGCCAGAGAGAGATGATTTTTCACGTAAGTTTGCTGCTTTGAGTAGAAAAGAGAAAGAATTAAGAGCAAGAGAAGCAGAGTATGACAAAAGGATTGCTGATTTAGAGGAAAAATTTAGACCTCAAGAACCGGAAAAACAACCAGAGCTTCCTATTGAGTACAGGCTAAAACAAAACCCATTGAAAGCGTTAGAAGAAATGGGTCTTAGCTATGATAAATTAACTGAGTTAGCATTGAATGATGGTAAACTTACCCCTGATATGCAAATGAAGTTAATGCGTGAAGAATTAGAAAGTGACTACAAATCCAAATATAAAGAGTTAGAAGACAGAATGCTAGAAAAAGAAAAAAGTGATGAGCAACGACGTTACGACGAGATTGAAATGGGTTTCAAAAATGAAATCGAATCTTTTGTTAGATCTAACAATGATAAGTTTGAACTAATAGAAGCAAATGAAGCAAATGATGTAGTTTATGAAGTTATTGAAGAACACTACAATGAAACAGGCAAAATCTTAGATATTCAAGAGGCTGCCGAAGCAGTAGAAAGTTATTTAGAGGAAGAGGCTGAAAAGCTCCTGAGACTAGGTAAAGTTCGTTCCAAGTTTAACACTGGAGACATTGAGCAAGAACCAAGAAGACAATCGCAAGTCACACTGTCAAACGCCCATTCTGCTCAGGCGAATGAAAGAGTAGCAAAAAAGTTATCTGATGAAGAATCAAAAAGAGAAATGGCACGCATGTTACAATGGGATGAATAATTAAATAAACTTAAAGGAGTTTAAAAATGGCACTTAATATGACTACTTTTGCTGCCGCCTTAAAGCAGCATTACACAGACGAAAAAATCGAAAATATGGTTTATAAGGATAATCCATTCTTAGCCATGATTTCAAAGTATGAAGACTTTGGTGGTGAAAACCTCAAGCTTCCTGTAAAGTACGGACTTCCAATGGGTCGGTCTGCTACTTTTGCTGATGCAGTTTCTAACAAATCTGCTTCTCAGTTAAAAGCATTTTTACTAACTAGAAAAGCTGACTATGCTATCGCTTCTATCGCTAACGAAACTATCGAAGCTTCAAAAGGTAATGCAAACGCATTTATCGAAGCTGCTACTTTCGAAATTGATGGAGCTATCGAAGCTGCTACTAGATCACTTGCTATCTCTCTTTATGGAGACGGTTCAGGTCAGATCGGTGTTGTTGGTTCACTAGCTACTACTACTGCTTCTAACGATACTGTTACTCTAGCTACCATTCAAGACATTACTAACTTTGAAGTTGGTATGCAGTTAAACTTTGGTTCAGCTTCGACTAACAAAGAAATTTCTACTATCAATAGAGACACAGGGGTTATACTTCTTACTGCTGCTTCAGGTGCTACTACTACTGAAGCTATCTATGTTGATGGTGATAAAGACAACAAACTTACTGGTCTAGGTGGATGGGTTCCATCATCTGCTCCAGGTTCTACTGACTCTTTTTTTGGTGTTAACAGATCATCAGATGCTACTCGTTTAGGTGGTATTAGATTTGATGGTTCATCACTTCCTATCGAAGAAGCTCTTATCGGTGCTGCTGCTAGAGTTGCTAGAGAAGGTGGAAAGCCTGATGTTTGTTTTATAAACTACAACAACTTTGCAGACCTTGAAAAAGCCTTAGGCTCAAAGGTTTCTTATGTTGACGTTAAAGTTAACCCTGAAATCGGGTTTAGAGGAATACTAGTTCACGGACCAAGAGGACCAATTAAAGTTGTTCCAGATCAAAACTGTCCGAACGGTGTTGCTTATATGCTTCAAATGGATGTTTGGAAACTTTACTCTCTTGGTAAAGCTCCTAAGATTCTTGACTCTGATGGACTTAAGTTCCTAAGAGAGTCTACAGCTGATGCTGTTGAAGCTAGAGTTGGTTACTACGCTCAGTTAGGGTGTCGTGCTCCTGGTTTCAACGTAAGAGTTGCTCTATCTTAATTTAACTAATTTGGGGAAGCCTTTCGGGGCTTCTCTTTTTTTCGCAGCGTGGTTGCATCCACTCTGACTAAAGGAGAAAAAAAATGGCAAACAGAAGTTTTCAAAGGCTACAAGCCTTAGATAAAGAAATAAAAATAGTTCATGGACAGTTCGCTGTAGGTGGCTCAGGTGCTCCTACTCTTTCTGCTTCAAAAAGTGTTGGTGTTAAAAGTATAACTAGAAATAGTGCAGGAGATTACTCACTAGTTCTTGGTGTTCCAGGTGGTGACTCTGATTTATATAGTCACTTTTTTGGTATGTACTTTGACATACAAAAATCAACTGCTATAGGTTCAACTGCAGGTGGTATGGCTTTTCAATTGAAAGGTGCTCCAACTGTTTCTACTAACGGTACAGTTAATTTCATCGCTCTTGATAAGGACGGAGCTGCTGCTGAAATTGGTTCAGGTGAAACAGTTCACTTTATGATTGTTCTTAAAAACTCTTCACTTCCAGGTGTAGGTGTTAGTTAAAGGGGTCTGTTATGATTATGATGGGTCCTAAAAAAGAAAAAGGCGGTATGGTTTCTATCATCATTGAAAAGATGAAAGATCACTACGGCAAAGGAAAGGAATCTAACGAAGAGTTCATGGAGCAGAAACATGATGAAGAGCATAAAGATCATGAAGTCTATGAGAAGTACAAAGAAGAAGTAGACGGAATGTTCAAAGCCATGGAAGACAAAGACAAAGATATGTTCTCAGAATGTCTAAAGATGTTTATTAAAAAATGTGTTAAAGACGATTACTAATGAGGGGGCGCAAGCCCTCCTCTTTTTGGGGGTTTTATGGCGGCTATAACTGAAGCCAATTTGGTGGCTAGAGTACGGCAAAGAGCAGACATGGAGTCCAGTCTTTTCGTTTCTGACCTAGAAGTACAAACTTATATAAATTCTGCAATATCAGAATTACACGATATACTTGTTCAAACTTACGGACAAGACTACTACGTAAGTAGTTCTACTTTTAATACGGTAGCAGGTACAGACTCGTATCCTATAAACAGTTCTACGTCTGGACCAAACATCTCTGACTTCTATAAACTTAGAGGCATAGATGCTAAATTAAATGGCTCAGATTACTTTACCTTAAGACCGTTTAATTTTAATGAAAGAAATTTATATCAAAACTGGGGGACTTGGAGTCTTCTTGGTTTAACAAACATAAGATACAGAATGGTAGGAGGTAATATAGTTTTTTCTCCTAAACCAGACGGTGCTACTGAAGTTAGAGTTTGGTACATTCCAACAGCTCAACAATTTGATAGTGCTACTCCTGCTACGTCAACTACAACATTTGCCGATATAAATGGGTATGCAGAGTTTGTAGTTATAGATGCAGCCATAAAGTGTTTACAAAAAGAAGAAAGTGATGTTAGTACTCTCATTGGACAAAAAACTCAAATGAAGAGAAGAATAGAAGAAGCAGCAGATAATAGAGATGCAGGACATCCTTTATCAGTCAGTGACATTTATGTTGCTAATGATGAGTTTATGTTTACAAGGACAACTTGATGAGTATTAGAAGGTTTAAAAAAACATATCTTCCAGCAGACTCTCAAGCTTCTAGAGAGTTTAATACTTTACAAGATAATATAGAGCAGTCCATAAATCCTGTTTTAGACTCTAGAATAGTAGATGGGGTTTATTTAAAAGAAATAGACTTAACTCACAGTGTAGATAATTTAATAGAACATAAACTTGGAAGGGAACCTCTGGGTTGGATAGTTGTAAGAAAGTTTGCAGCAATAGATATTTTTGAATCTTTAACGGACTCTAGTGGTAACAGTTATGATAGAAAAAAATTTATAAACTTTCAATTACCAGGAACTACCAGCATGTCAGACGTTTACTTTTGGATATTTTAAGGAATAACTATGGCTGAAACATCAACAACAACCTATATGAATTTAGTCCTTCCCACTCCAGGTGAACGGCTAGGACCAACCTGGGCTACTGACATAAACACAGCCTTAACTAGGATAGATCAACATGATCACTCTGCCATAGGTAGAAGTCTTGGAGTATCTGCCCTAACCATAGATGGAGATTTAGATTTTTCTCCTGGCACCACGGATTATGCAACCTTGAATAAAAAATACTCAAGCTTTGCAAACAACTCAGGAACTCTTGCTTCTGCTAGTTTTCCTGCTAGTGTCTTTGTAACTGGAGGAAATCTTTTTTACAACAACTCTACAGGTGGTCAGGTACAACTAACAGATGGCTCTGCTCTTAGTTCTACAGGAGTTTCTGCAATACAGTTTTCTAAGTTTGCAGATACTTTATCAGGTGGTACTTCAGGAAGTCCTAACCTTATAGTTGAAGCCAACAACGCTTCTTACTATGTCTGTGACACAAGTACAGCAGCAGTTCATGTTAGACTTCCAGCAGCTTCAGGAGCAGCAGCAGGTAGATTTTTTGTGATAAAAGACATAGGTGGTTCAGGAAGCACTAACAATATAACTGTTCACATAACAGGAACAGATACAGTAGATGGTGCTTCTAGTCACGTAATTTCTTCAAACTTTGGCTCAGCTACTTTTATTTCTAGAGGTAACTCTGTTGCTTATGATGTAATATAGGAGAAATCATGGCTCTTAGTAAACAAGGATTACATCTACAACTAGACCAAGGAATCAACACAAAGTTTGATGATAAAGACTTGCCTGTTGGAGACTTTGATTTAGTTGAAAATGTTTCATTTGAAAAAAATGGAGAGTTCAATAAAAGATTTGGTTATGATGAAATAAAAGGACAACAGATAGGAGGAACTCAAGCTCAGACTCCTATTGGTGTTACAAAATATAAAGAGCAGTTATTATGGGTTTCTAGAGATCAAGTTTATAGTTACAGTCAAGGAGCCACTGTATTTCAAAATGAAGGTAGTTTTGATGCCATAGTTCCTAAGTCTAATATAGTGGTTCAAAACGGAAAAGAACAGTCTGAGCTTCAATGTGCGTATTTACGAGGCTATAAAGTTTTTGTTTACATGGAAGGCTCAGTTCACAAAATATCAGTAGTTGATGATGAATCTGGTTCATATGTTCTTTATAATCAAACAGTAGATGGCTCTACTAGAACAGGTGGGCTTAGACTTGTTGTTAAAGATAATAAAATTTATTTATTTGGTACAGACGGTTCTAATGTTTTAAAATATCAAAGGTTTGATTTACTAGGTTATCTAACAGATGGATTAGTTTTTGAGTCTTCAGCAGCTGGAGCCTTAGGTGCAGAAAATACTGTAGCCACCTTACACTCATCTCAAAAATATGATGTAGCTGTAAGTGTTATATCAATGATAATTGGATACTATGACAACAGTGCAAGTGAATTAAAGTTTGCAAAAGAAGACTCTAATAGTGAAACTTTAACAACTGGTATAGACCCTTTTAGCGTAGGTGTAGTTCCTGCAAACGCCATAGACTTAAGTGTTGATCTTTATGGAAAGTTTGTACTAGTAACAGCAAATGGAAGTGGTGTTGTAAAACTAGCCATACTTGGAGCTGATGTTACACAAGTTAAAGCTCCTACTACAATAGAAGACGTAACTTCTGCTAACTTTGATTCTGCTGTAAACGTAACTGCACAGACTATAGATGGTTTTACTTATGATGTTTTTTATCAAGTTTATGAATCTGCTCCCTCTGTTTATACTATAAGCACAGGAACTACGGCAGCTTCTACTACAGCAGACTTAGATTACACATGGTCAAATCATCATGTAAGAAAAAACACTTTTAGTTATAGTACTAGTACTGCAGGCACAGCCTCTACAATCATGAGAGGAGTTGGTCTGGCAACAAAAGCTTTTATACAAGACCAGAATGTTTACATAAATACAATACGAGAAGCACAATTATATGCTACTTATTATGTAGCAAAATCAGATGGTTCTATACAATCAAAAATTAGTCAAAACACAGGTGGTAGTCTACTTAACTCTATAAGAAAAAGAGGAGGAGTTTCAGATGGATTGTTCTCTAACTATAGTGGTACAAACACTGATGCGATTTACACTGTACCAAGCCTTAGTAATGTTCCAACTATTAGCTCAGAAAAGTTTTTAGCAGTAACTAAAATACAAGGTGTAATAGAAAGTGGAACTGAAGGTACTACAAACTACTATACTTTATATGGGGTAAACAGCACAATACTAGATTTTAGCAATGAGATTGTAAACCAAACTGAAGAACTTGCAGAAAATTTGCACTTTTCAGGTGGTCAGTTAAAAGCATATGATGGTAATGCTCTTGTAGAACAAAATTTTAATTATCCTCCTGCTACACTATTTTTAGGAAACAGAGCAGCAGGTACAAGTACAAACTTTGCTTTTGAAAGACCTGGATCAGGAACAGACGTTTACAGATACAGAGCTATATTCAATTTTACAGATGCTCAAGGTAATATTCATAGGTCAGGACTATCAGACGAAGTTAGTTTTAGTTATGCTAACACTGATAGCAACGCCTACCTATTGTCTTCAGAAGTTAACATACCTTCTCTACCTCTTACACAAAAAGACAATGTTTACATAGAAGTCTACAGGACAGAAGCCAATGGCACCATATTTTACAAGACTAATGCAGACAGTCAGTTTACGACTTCTCAAACCTTTCAACCTGTAGATAATCAACCAACAGCAGATTGGTTATTATTTTTAGACAAGACAAAAGATACTGAGTTAGTAAAAAATGAAACTCTCTATACTACAGGTGGGGTATTAGAAAATACAAGTCCTCCATCTTGTTCTATAATTTCTAGTTTTAAAAACAGATTATTTATAGCAGGATTAGAAAACAAACTAGAGCTAAGATTCTCAAAACTACTATCATCAAAGGTAGGGGTTGAAATGAATGACACTCTTAGTATTCTAGTGTCACAGGTTGGTGGAGACATTACAGCTTTAAAATCTATGGATGATAAACTTGTAATATTCAAAGAAAATGCCATATTTTATCTAGCAGGTGATGGTCCTAATAATCTTGGAGAACAAGATACTTTTATTGAACCACAACTTATATCCTCTGATGTAGGGTGTGCTGTAAAAAACAGTGTTGTTTTGACACCATTTGGTATCTTTTTTAAAACAGGGAAAGGTATTTATCTACTTACTAGATCATTAAGCTTAGAATATGTAGGTGCAGATGTAGAGGATTATAATCATTTAACAATAACAAAAGGTGATATTTACCCCAAAGATAATGAAGTCAGGTTTTTAACCTCTGAAGGACAAGCTTTAATTTACAATTATTATAGAAAGTTTTGGGGATTATATGGGAACCACCGAGGAGATAGTTCGGTAGTCATAGGGCAAGATTACTACTATGTTCACAAAGATGGTAACGGTAACAGGGTATTTAAACAAAACCCAGAAAAATATGATGACGCAGGAGACCCAGTAGAGTTAGTATTAGAAACTGGATGGATAAACCCATTTATGAAACAGGGTGCAATGAGAGTCTATAAGATGTTGATGTTAGGTGATTATTATTCTCCGCATCAACTTAGAGTTAGTATTTGTTATGATTACAAAGATTATTATTCTCAGACAAAAGTTATAGATGTTACTGATTATACTGAGGTTTATAGTTATGGAGAACCTGATCAAGAGATAAAATCAACTGGGGTAGTAAAAGGTTACTATGGTGATCCAGGTGGTACCACTGGTACCTATACTACAGCTATTGCATATGGTGGAAAGAACGTAATGCAGTATCAGGTAAGAGTTGACTTTGATCAACAAAAGTGTGAAGCTTTTAAGATAAAGATAGAATCAGAGCAACAAGCAGGTCAGTTAGGTAGAGCGTTGGGTCTTAGTGATCTTACGTTTATAGTTGGTACGAAAGGAACAGAATATAAGATTAAACAAGGTAGAATCTTTGGAACTAATTAAGGTTTAATTATGAAAAAAATTAGATTAGTAGGTAAAAAACTTTATAGGGTAGGTCCTCTTAAATGCTACAAGGACAACCATCATGGTCATGGTTCAGGTGGTACGTACTCTTCTTCTAGACCTCAAGGCTATGGCTCAGGCTCCGGTGGTGGAACCTACATGGGCTCTGATAGGGGTAGAAGGTATAAAGAGTCTGTCATAAGAGCAGAAGCCATAAAGAAAAAACAAGCCGAGGAAGAAAAGGCAAGAAAAAAGAAAAGGGTAGAAGACGCTTTAAAAGATGATCCTTCACAGTTTAGATCGTTTTTAGATTCTCCTGATCCAGACATCAAAGCAGCAGCAGAAGCAGCAGCGAATGCAGAAGAAAATAAAAAAGTAGATCAAATAAAAAAAGATAAAACTGTTGAGAAAAAACTAAAAAATTTAGCAAAAGAGGCTTTACCTAATATAGCCTTAGACATAGTAGGTCTAGGTGCTGTAAATTTAGCTACAGCCTTAGCTAGTGAACTTTTATCTCCAGAGAAGAAAGCTGAAATAGTAAAAAGCCTTGAGGATAATGTTCCAGGTGTTAAGGCAGTAAAAGAAGCTTTTGCAAAAGAACCTGAAACTGTTTCTGATGCAGAAGTACAAGCTGCTCTAGATTCTGGAGAGTATGATAATCCAAACAATCCAAACGTCTTTGAAGGTTCTAAAAGAACACAAACAGCTAAAAGAGAATCGCAGGGTGGAGACAAGTTTACACCTCCTCCTTTACTAAACGTACAAGCTAAAACTGTAGTACAAGAGAAAGCAGAAGAAGGACCAAAAACTCCAGCAGCTATGTCTGAAGAAGACCTTACAGCTATGTTAGAGAAAAGAGCTAAAGGTGAAGACTCTTTGGTAGAAAGAGAAGCTAAAATGGCTAGAGACCGTGGTCTATCTCAACAACTAGCAGCAGTAAGAGGAGCTAGAGGAGTTACAGCAGGTCAAAGACTTAGGGCTCTACAAAGAGGCTCTGAGACTATGGAAAGAGAGATACAACCACAAGTAGCTGCTGCTAAGGCTAGAGAACAACAAGCTGCTCAAGATGCTTTACTAGGAATGAAACGTGGAGACCGTAAACAAGCTGAAGCTTTTGCACAACAAGAAAAACTTCAAAAATTAAAACAACCTCAAGGAGGCGGCGGTGGCGGTGCTCCTGGTAAAATGGGTAAAGCTTCTAGTTTTCTCAATAAACTATCTTCAGGAGTTAATTTATTCAAAAAAGGTAAAAAACTTTTTAGTGGTTTATTTGAAGAAGGTGGGTTTGTATCTGGACCAGGTACAGAAACATCAGACTCCATACCTGCTAGACTATCCGATGGAGAGTTTGTAATCAAAGCTTCTGCTGTACGTGGTTTAGGTAAATCCATGGGTGCAAAAGATGAAAAAGAAGAAAGAAAAAAAGGTGTAGACTTTCTATATAAACTACAAGATAAAATGGATAAAGTTGAAAAACTTGCAGAGGGTGGAGAAGTTAAAGACTCCGATATGTACGAACAACGTTTTATAAGTATGTTAACCCCTAAACAAAGAAGAGAAGCCGCTCTTACAGAAAAGTTTAAGGTAGGACGAGAAGGAAGGAAAAGACAAGGAAAGGAAGAATCTTTTGCTTTTAGAGCAGACCAAGATGATCAAGATAAAATAGAAGCCATAGATAAAAAATATGGAGTTGATAGACTAGATGATGAAGAAATAGAAAAAGCTTTTGAAAAACAAAGATCGTCTCCTAGAATACAAGAAATGATGGAAAGAGAAAAAAGAATAAAGAAAACAGGAAGGCTTAAAGACGGTGGAGAAATAAAAGCCGATCCAGAAAGATTCTTAAAATTTATGAATAAAGGTGTAAGCCATGGTCTTATGAAGAAAAGAATACAAAAAGCTAAGATATCTAAAGAAGAAAAAGAAAAACTACTAAAAAAATTAGGTAAAGAACCTAAGTTTGCAAAAGGTGGAGAAGCTTATGTCCGCCCTAAGAAAGCATTTAGAGAAGCCATAGGTTATGAACCAGAGTCTAGATTTCATGATAAAGCTGCTAAAGATGCGAAACATGGTGGAGCTAGACGTAAATTTAGACACTTCCAAATGGGTGGACCTGTTGACATGAAGGGTCCAGGCATGGTAAAAGAACAGTTTAAGATGCCCTCTGCTGGAGGATATGGTTCGGTTGTAGCTGCTCAAGGTGATCTACAACGTCGGATAGAAGAACTAGAACGAAA